TTTAACAGCGACGGCTCATAGAATTAGAAAGTCATCAATTAGTATAGAAGAGGCACCAATGTAATGGCAGTAGAAAAATTAACAGGAAAAATACTAACAAAGTATGATACAACAAGTCCAAACTTCAAACCTATAGAAAAAAAGGTTGAAGAAGTTAGTGGTAATGTTGCACCTAAAAATGAAGAAAATGTTTATGGTGAAAGAAAACATACCTATACACCAGACCCAAATGGTAATCTGCAAATGGAACAATTGATGGGTAAGTTAATAAATAAGATTGATAATATACCAGGTGGAAGTCAAACTGGAACAAAAGCCATTGAAATAGATATAAAAAGAGAAATTGCAATTGGTAAAGTTGATGCATCAGCAGTAAAATCAGAAGAATTTGTAGGAAAAGTTAAAACAAAAAAAGATAAACTTAAAGCATTGAGAAGACGAAATGGCCGTTAAACCAATAACAAATCCAAATCCAATATCACCTGATAATGTAGATAGATCTAAACAAGTATCTCGAAAAGGTGATACCATAAGAAATACTAATGAACAAACATCATTTGTTCCTGGTGTTGATTATACTAAAGATTATCAAATTGTACTACAAGATTTAGATAAGTCAGTAATGAGTCATGTTAAAAATGTAATGAAACCACAAATAGTTTCAAATGGTTCACTTGTAAATGTTCCATTACTATATGGTAATCAAGAAAGATGGGCTAATATACAAACCAATGGTGTCATTAGAGATGAAAATGGAGTTTTACAATTACCTTTGATGATGTTTAGGAGAAGTAGTGTTGATTTCAATGAATCTTTACCATCTTGGAAACACGATGTTACTGGTGAATTTGTATCTGTTGTTAGATCTTCAAAGTGGTCTAAAGATAATCAATACACTCAATTTGCTGTACAACAAGGAGTTAAACCAGTTGAAGAAAATATAGTGACTACAGTACCACAATATGTAAATACCAATTATGACTTTATAGTTCAGACACATTATATAGAACAAATGAATGGAGTAATTGAGGCCTTTGTTGCACAATCAAATACCTATTGGGGTGATAATACATCTTACAGATTTATGACAACTATTGATGGTGGTTTAGCTGATGCAACTGAAATGGAAGTTGCTGGTGAGAGGATAATAAAATCTACATTTTCGGTGCAATTGAAAGGTTATTTATTACCACAAACAATTTCTAACATAGTACAAAATAAAAGATTTACAAGTAAAAAACAAATCACTCCTTCTAGAATAACTTTCTCTGAAAAAATAGAATAAGTATATAAAAAAACACTGCTTTTGACATTTAAATATATATTTATATACGATGAAATGTTGCATCAAAAATACAATGGAGGTTACAAATGTCAGAGAAAAATGAAACAATTAAATTTAAAGAAGAGGATTTAAAATCATTGAAAGATCTTCAAACTAATTATCTATCTTTACAAACTCAATTCGGACAATTACATATGGCAAAAATAAATTTAAAAAAACAATATGATGATTTACAGAGAATTGAAGAAGAGACACAGAAAAGATTTGAAGAAGTTCAAAAAGAAGAAAATGATTTAATTGAAACCTTAACCGGAAAATATGGTAAAGGACAATTAGATCCAGCTACTGGTGTATTCACACCCGCTTCCGAAGAAAAATCCAATAGTTAAATAAGATTATAATTTTGATTTTGACAAAAATTGTTTTATTAAGATAAATTTATTTAACGTTAAAATAAAAGATGGAGAAAAATAATGGCAGAAAAGATAGTTAGTCCAGGTGTCTTTACCCGAGAGATAGATCAATCATTCCTACCCGCAGCAGTTGGCCAAATAGGTGCGGCTCTAATAGGAATAACAAATAAAGGTCCAGCTTTTGTACCTACTCTTGTTGAAAGTTATACGGACTTTAAATTAAAATTCGGTGGATTAAGTTCAGACTTATATTTACCATATACGGCAAAAAGTTATTTAAAAAGTGCAGGTAGAGCTACAATTGTTAGAGTGTTAGGTAAAGGTGGATATAATATGTCCAAAGTACTAACAATAAAACATGGTAGTTCTGCAGCGGCTATAAAATCACGTGGTGGATTATCATTTTATGGTAGAGCGTTATACACACAAGATTATAAAGAAGACCAAATAGCTGCTCCACAAGAAGGTGATCAAATTATAGTCACAGGTTCTGACGGATCTCTTCTTGGTAAATTTGTAGCACAAGATAGTGCAGCAATACCATCAGATGATGCGTCTTCAAAATTATATTATTTTGGACAAGAATTTGATAATGCAGATAATAACGCCATATCGGGTTCAACAATTGGAACATTATTTGAATCTGCATCAGTTAAGATTAATACAATTTTACCTGAAATAGTAACTGGAGTCAACCTTAGTGGTTCCGCTCCTGGAACTGCAGGTCATGGTGCAATAGGTAATCATGAATTATTTTTTACGGCTAGTAGTGCTGGAGCAACAGGTAAAAATGGTATAACTATTAATTTTTATCCACAGGCAGCATCTGCGAGTATTAGAACAGCATTTGCAACAACTGCTTCCGCAGATGGTACAGACGCAAGTAGTCAAAAAATTGTAGCAGCTGTATTCGCATCTCAGTCAGGATTCGTAGACGCACCAGCTGTTTCAGGATTAAGAGCTAGTGAAGCAGGTGGTGTTGGTAGTGTCACTAACTTTAGTATTAAATTAGATAATACTGTTTTTCATTCAATGTCATTACATAGTACAGATGGTTCTTATATATCTAATGTATTAGGTGGAGGTCCAAGTTCAAATTCTCAAGGATATGTTTACTACATAGCTAAAGAAACAGCAGATGGATTAACATCAAGTGATTTACTGACTTTATCAGCTCATACAAATGATCATGTATTTGGAGCTTATGAAAATGCTAAGACACCATTCATAACTGGACCACAAGGTGATGCAAACAATATAGTAAATCTATTTAAGTTTGAAACATTATCTTCTGGTGAATCATCAAACAAAGAAATAAAAGTAGCTATTCAAAATATCAAGAAAGCTGGTACAGTTGCAGGCTCTGATTATGGTTCATTTGATGTTATTGTTAGGTCTTTTGGTGATACTGATAAAAGACCACAAGTTCTTGAAACATTTGCAGGGTTGAATTTAGATCCAGATTCACCAAATTATTTTGTTAGAAGAATTGGTGATATTAAAGAAACAATTGATACATCAGGAACAACAGCTAAAGTAGTGGTTAATGGTGATTATCAAGTTAGATCTAAATACATTAGAATAGATAACTCTTCAATCAATACTCAAGTGAAAGATGGAACAGCTGCTGAATCATTATTACCTTATGGTATGAAACCATATACTTTCCCTATTGGGGCAGTTGTAGCTGCAGATGTAGCTGGTGGTAAATTACATATGAGAACAAATATGACATCAAGTGGTGAATTTAATTCTAAACTTTATCACGGTATAGCTTTTGATAGTGGTTCAGAACCTCATGGTGATATACTACCATGGTTAAGTCCACTACCAAATACAATTCCTGGTACAACAGTTTCAAGTTCAGCACTTGGATTTGCATTAGATACTGATTGTTCTATACCGATTTCAAGTACAGCAATTGGAACTAGAAAATTCATTATGGGATTCCAGGGTGGTAAAGATGGATTTGATCCTTATACCGCTGTTTCTTTTGAATCAAATCAACATGGTTTAGGAAACGCCAATCCTGTAGGATATGATTCAGGTTCTTGGTTTGACGCTATAGATTCTGTATCTAATCCGGATGAGATTGATATTAATATGTTGGTAACTCCTGGTATAACCAAAATACAACATTCAAATATCTATGTGAAAGCTCGTGATATGGTAGAAGATAGACAAGATGTATTTTATGTCTTTGATACAGGTGGATATACATCTGGAAAAGCTGCAGTGATAGCAGATGTTGAACAAGAAGACACAAACTACGCAGCTACTTACTATCCATGGATTAAGATATTCGATGATGAAAATAGTAAACATGTATGGGTTCCACCATCAGTTGTATTACCTGGTGTAATAGCATTTACTGATAAAGTGGCACATCCATGGTTTGCACCGGCTGGATTGAATCGTGGTGGGTTGACTGAAGCTGTTATGGCTAAAGAAAGATTAACTCACGCTGAAAGAGACGATTTATACGAAGCAAGAGTTAATCCAATTGCTAGTTTCCCAGGTGAAGGTGTATGTGTTTGGGGTCAGAAAACACTTCAAGCTAAACCATCAGCACTTGATAGGGTAAATGTAAGAAGACTTCTATTGACATTGAAGAAATTTATTGCTTCAACATCAAGGTATTTAGTATTTGAACAAAATACAAATGCTACAAGACAGAAGTTCTTAAACATTGTTAATCCTTATCTTGAAGGTGTACAATCCAATTCAGGGTTGACAGCATTTAGAGTTGTGATGGATGATACAAATAATACTCCAGATGTGGTTGATAGAAATGAGTTAAGAGGACAAATATTTGTTCAACCTGCTAGAACAGCAGAGTTTATAGTTCTTGACTTTATTGTACAACCAACTGGGGCTGTGTTTCCTGAATAATTAACCTTTAATTATTTAAAAACAATGAAAAAAGCCCACATTTAAGTGGGCTTTTTTCGTGTTAACATATATTTATATATGAAATGTTATAGTGAAAGAAAGTTTAACTATTAAGTTTTTAAAAGTATGGGAGAAAAATAATGGCACAATTAGTAGACGCTAATGATATAATGTTTACCCCGTTTGAACCTAAATTAAAAAATAGGTACATAATGCAAATTGATGGTATTCCAGCATATTTAATCAAATCTGCAGCCAGACCTCAAATTACATTTGAGGAGGTAGCTTTAGATCACATGAATGTAAAACGATATGTTAAAGGTAAGGGTGAATGGCAACAACTTCAGGTAACTCTATATGATCCAGTTGTACCTTCAGCGGCACAAGCAGTAATGGAATGGGTAAGATTATCTCATGAGTCTGTGACTGGTAGAGATGGATATGCAGATTTTTATAAAAAAGATGTAACATTTCAAGTATTAGGACCTGTTGGTGACATTGTTGAGGAATGGAAGTTAAAAGGTGCATTTATTCAAGATGCTAATTTTGGTGATTTAGCATTTGAATCAAATGAACCTGCAGATATTACATTAACATTGAGATACGATTACGCAATACTTCAATTCTAATTATATCAAATATAGTAAATAGTTAAAAAAACCTCAATTTTTTGGGGTTTTTTTTATTTAGTATATATTTATATATGAAAAACGCCTAAATTGAGGTTATATATGAAAACAACATTTGAAGAAATAATAGAAGTGGTTTTAGAACACGAAGGTGGTTATGTCAATGATCCCGATGATCCAGGTGGAGAAACAAAGTACGGGATAGCCAAGAAATTTAACCCAGATGTAGATATCAAAAACTTAACTAAAGAAGGTGCTAAAGAAATATACTATGAAAAGTATTGGAAACCTTCTAAAGCAGATCAGTTGCCTGATAGACTAAAACATATTTATTTTGATATGGTAGTTAATTTTGGTCAAGGTGGTGCAGTCAGAGTTTTACAGCAAGCTGCAGTTTCTAAAGGTCATGACATCAAAGTTGATGGTGGTATTGGACCTAACACCATAAAGGCAATACAGAATGTTGAAACTGACAGAGTCAGAGCATATAGAGTTTTAAAATTTGCAAGAATAGTAATTAAAAGACCAACCCAAGAGAAATTTTGGTTAGGATGGTTCAGAAGAGCATCCGAAGTATAGGAGAAATAAAATGGCAAGTAGTAATGAATTATACGAAAAAATAGAAGCAGCATTTGAAGACTTTCAAGAAAATCATAAGAAATTTAATGAAAAGGGTACAAAAGCTGCAGGTGGTAGAGCAAGAAAAGCCATCGGTGAAATAAAAAAAATGGTTACAGAGTATAGAAAGGCTTCTATTTCTGAATCAAAATAGTAAATAACTGGAGGTTATAATGAGTGAGAATAACACTAAAGAACAACCAAAAAATCAATCACAATATCCAAGTGAGTTTATAGATTTACCTAGTGAAGGTAAAATTTATCCCGAAAATCATCCCTTAAGTGAAGGTAAGATAGAAATTAAATATATGACTGCTAAAGAAGAGGATATTTTAACTTCTCAAAATTTAATAAAAAAAGGGATAGTAATAGATCAATTATTAAATTCTTTAATATTAACTCCAGGTGTATCTGTAGAAGATTTATATGTTGGTGATAAAAATGCTGTTATGGTTGCAGCTAGAATATTAGCATATGGACCTGAATATTTAGTTGATATTTTAGATCCTGAAACTGGTAAAGTAGTAGAGAATCATAAGTTTAATCTATCAGATTTAGAATATAAAAAATTTCCAAAGGAATTAGAAATTAAAGAAAATAGATTTTTTATGAAACTTCCTGTTTCTAAAAGTGAAATTGAATTTAAATTATTGTTTGGTAAAGATGAGGCACTAATTAATAAAGAATTAGAATCATTTAAAAAACTTAATGAAAATAGAGACATAACAACTAGGTTAAGATATATGATTACTGCAGTAGATGGTAATACTGATACATCATTTATTAATAATTTTGTAAACAATATGTTGGCTAGAGATTCTTTAACATTTAGAAATTATTGGGCTGATATAGGTCCTGACATAATATTACAACAAAATGTAACTACAGAAGGAGGTGATGAGGTCATGGTAGATATACCGATGACCACTAACTTTTTTTGGCCTTCCGAATAATTATAGAAAAATAGTTCACCAAGACATCTTTGCATTGATATATCATGGTGGTGGAGGTTTTACCCACCATGATGTATACAATATGCCTGTTTATTTAAGAAGATTCTATATTGAAGAATTGATGAGAACTAAAAAAGTAGAATCTGATGCTATCGAAAAATCTACAAATGATAGTAAAATAAATAAACCACCTAATTTTAAAATCCCTAAATAATACTTTTAAATCTTTATATTTTTATTGGTTTTGAATATTTATATATGAATAAGTCTATCTTTATATATTGGAGAGAAGAATGAAAAAGAAATCATATATGAATCAAAAAAACATATTATCCGAAGGGGTAGTTGATCAAATAATACAATGGTTTAAATCTGGTAAAAAGAAAAAAGCCATTGAACTTGCACAGAAGAAACACCCAAACATCAAAAATGATATAAAATCTATAAACAAAATAAATAGAGATATCGAGAAAAATTTTGAAAAAACATTCGGTGTTAAAATTAAATTAAGAGACTATAATATATCAGATTATTTGTTTTAATTGGAGATGAAGATTGCCAAAAAGTAGTGACAAAAATAGAAGAGCCGGACAAGGTTCAAAATCTCGTAGTGGTTTTCTTGATTTTGAAGAAAGAATAAAACAACGTGCCGAAAAAGAAAAGGAAAGAACTGCTCAACTGGAGTATCAAGACAAAGTTTTAGCTGATCACGAAAAGAAAGAAAAAAGATTACTCGAAATTGAAGAGAAAAGATTACAAAATCTTGAAAGACGAGTTAAAAAAATGGATGAAGTTCAAGATCTTGATAAATCCATAAATGAATTTCTTACTAAACAAACAGGGTCTCTTGGTAATATATTTGGTTGGGAAAGAAAAAGAGTCCAGAATATTATTGATATAAATGATGGTCTCAAAAAGTCAAATAAATATTCAAAAGAATCTAGAGATATAGCTAGAGATGTAACAGATGTTAGTACTATGATTTTGGATAAAACTACCTCATTGGAAGATTTAGAAGAAAAATTAGTTGAATTAAAAGTTAAAGGTTTAAAGACAGATACGAGTATATCTCAAGGATTAGTTAAACAGGAAATCAGACACAAAAAAATAGCTCAAGTCATGGGTGCTATAGATGAAGCTGCTGGTGGTGTAGGTGCTAAGATTAAAGAGTGGGGTGTTATGTTGATGAAAAATCCAATATTATTAGCAGTTACTGCTATTATTGGTGCATTGATGGTAACCAAAGACTTGATGGAGCAGAACGCAGCTCAAACTGATATGATTGGCCAGAATTTTGGTCATATGGCTCACACAAATAGAGATTTAGTAAACTATGCCCGTGACATGAATGCTGAATATGCAGATTTAGATATAAATCTCGAAAAAGTTAATAGTTCAATAGGTGGTATTGCAGATAGTTTAGGATTTTCTGCTAAAAGGTCATTAGAATTAGCATATGAATTTGAAAGAATTGGAATGGGTGCTGGTTTAACTAATGATAATGTACAATCTTTATATACCAATATGGTTGATATAGCTGGGATTTCTGAAGATACTTTAGAACATTTTATTTTACAAGGAAGTGCACTGGCAGACCAAGCTGATGTAGCTCCTCAAGCTGTGATGAGGGATATAGCTGAAAGTTCTGAATTTATGGCATCCTATACAAAAGATGGTGGTAAAAATATATTACAAGCTGCTATCAACGCTAAGAAATTTGGTGTACAGTTGTCTACTGTAGCTAACATATCAGACTCTTTATTAAATGTACAAGATTCAATTGCTGGACAATTTGAAGCTTCATTGATGATAGGTAAACAACTTAATTATAATAGTGCTAGAAGATTGGCATTAGAAGGAAAAACTGATGAGGCTGTTAGAGATATAGTTTCTCAATTAGGTGGACAATCAGAATTTAATAAATTAGATGTTTTACAAAGAAGATCATTAGCTAGTTCATTAGGTATACAGGTAGACGAGTTGGCAAAAATAATGAATAGGCAGGATAGGATAACAGAATTGACTACAATAACAAAAGAAAATGTAGAGGCAACTCAATATCCGGAAGAACCTGCCAAGAAAGCAATAGCTGGTTATACAAGACTTGCAAACACTACTAAAAACTGGAAAGATATTGCCATAGCTTCAAATAAAGAAGCTTTTGATTCAATGGATAAAATGGCCGGAGATGCGGCAGATGAGTTAAAAAAGGTAATGAAAAGTGCATGGGAAAGTTTTAAAAACAATGCTTTGGCTGCTATTGCATTAGTTGCATCTAGTTTATTGGCATTAAGAATATTAGCATCATCAATTAATATTGGTGGTGTAGGTGGTATGGGTGGTCGTGGTATGCGTGGTATGAGAAATCCTGGAAAGATGTATCAAACCAAGTCTGGTAGATGGAAAACTAAAGGAATGAAAGGACCTGGATTTAAAGATCCTAACAAATTGTTAAATAAAACTCAAGGTGCAGGCAAAAATTTAACTAGAGGTGGTAAATTTTTAAGAGGAACTAAAAGTTTTATGAGAGGAAATGCAGCAATGGCTGGTATAGGATTAGCTTTGGACGCATTTAGCAATTACTCAGATCCTAATCAATCATTTATGCAGGCAACCGGTAACACACTAAATTCAAATAAATTTTTATTATTAGGTGCTGGTTTAGGTTCTATCATACCTGGTGTTGGAACTGCAGTTGGTGCTGGTATCGGTGGTATTATGGATTTCTTCTTTAGTGATGGTATACTTGGTGGTAAAGGTATAATTGCACATCAAGGTAAAGTTGGAACGGTAGCTGCTAATGATAGTATAATGGCATTTAATGAAGAGAGATATATGAAGTCTTTATCTAAAAAGGCTGGAATATATGGATTTGCTGGTCAAACTTCTCGTGGTATGGATTTTGATTATAACAAATTTGGTGAAACGATGTTTAAAGTTATGAATAATGTTGAATGGGAACAAAGAACAAACTTCTCGGAAGTAGTTAAATCTGCAAGAGCTACAAGTTGGTAAAGGAGATATAATGTCAGAAGATAAAAAACCATTTGGTAAATTAGAAAATTTAAAACTTCCTGAAGTTAACAAAACGATTAACTCTAAACCAAAGACTGTACAGGAAGTTAATCAATTTGATAATTCTTCTAAATTAGAAAAAGAAGGTGTAAGTGTAAATAAAGTTGCTGAAACTCCAATGAAAATTGGTAAGGATTATATACCATATGATAAAGAAATAGTTAAAAATATTTTGGAATCAGGTGGTAAAAATGTTTCACCATTGTCACCTACACCTGACAAAACTGTAAAAGAGGTAAATTCTTTTGACAATTCAAATAAATTAGAAAATGAAGGAAAAAATGTAAATACTTTACCTAATACACCTCAAAAAGATACACCTGAAATTTCAAATTTATCACAAACACCTCAAAAAGATACACCTGAAATTTCAAATTTATCACAAACACCTGAAAAAGATACACCTGAAATTTCAAATTTATCAAATATACCTAAAAAGGAAGGTGTTGATGTGAATCAATTAGTGGATACTCCAGAAAAATCTACTGCAGATATATCTCCATTTAATTCTTTGGGAAATTTTGAAAAATTACAAAGTTTTAGTCCTAATGATAGAGACAAAATATCTGAAGTTGATTTTTTAAACAATGATCACGCTAAGGGATTTGTTAAAAATTTTAATGAAGGAAGTGATACAAAATATACAGAATCTCCAAGTGATTTGACATTAGGTTCAAATTTAGATAATCGTACATTTAATTCAAATAATAAATATTTAGATGATATAAATACAAAACAGAATGGAAATTTTCCATCAAGACAACAAGAATTGACTAACAATTCTACAAATCCTTTACTGACAACACATTGGGAAGATATAGGATTACCTACTCCTGGACATAATAATGTTACACAGGCAGTAGATTTTTTGGGTGGTAGTAATTCTTATTTTGAAGCTATAAGTCCTGAAATACCAGGATTCACTCAATCTCCTATGTTGAAATATACTTTGTATGGTGCTGAAAATTTTGCTGATGGTGTATCACTTTCTAATATGGGTAAATTATTTCCACCATTAGTTACGAGTGGTATAACACCCGCCATTTTAGATGGAGATCCTGAAGGTAGTAATTTTGATGATGGTAGTGGGAACATAACAACTACAAAATTTGATCCAAGGCCTGAATTTTTTGGTATTCCATCATTTACATTGATGGGTCACCAAAATAAAAATCAGTACGAAGGTAGTATATTTGATGAATTATTAGATGTTCAATTTAATCCATTTTTTAATGATATTGACAGTTATGAAAATGTAGCTTCTAATTCATTAATGACGGAGTTTACTGATATAGGTGCAATGTTAACTGAAAATTATCAATATCAAATATTTGATCCAAGAGAGGAAAGACTTGGAGTTTTACCAACAGGACAAACTGATATTAAATTCCCCAATCCAAAAAATACTTATGAAGGAACAAAATTTGATGATCCATTAGTTGATGGTGTTGAAGGTGGTGGTAGATTTAATACAAGTTCACCATCACAAAAGTACTCAAATGTTTTTAGAACTATAAACACACCAACACTACAACAGATTATACAAGATGGTTTTGGTCATCCCGAAGCTTTAACTGCAGAAGAATTATATTCTGAAACAGGTGGAGTTTTTTCAGGTACTAATTCTGGATTTGAAAATGGAACAACACCTACACCATATACTGATAACACAATGATAATTGGAGAATCACCTGAAGGACAAGGAACAATTGATTTAAGTAGTACTTGGTATTTTGGTAATAATCCATTTCCAGTTACAAACAACATTTTGAATGAATCATTTGAGGGTGAAAATGAAACCAGAACTATCAATGTTAATTTAGAATCTTTGGCTGGTAATAGATTGGGATTTTCAGATTTAGTATATGATACAATATATGGAGATGAAGCTAATTCAGATTCAAGATTAACTTATAGATATACAAATTCAGGTGATAGAGGTGAGGAGCCTTATATAGTAGTTAACATTCCAGATAATTTTAATGATAGTAGAGTAACAAGTGATTTATTTACATTTAATTTTACAGGACAATCTAATAGAAAAGGTGGTGCTTTTGATACTGATGTTAGTAGAATAGAATCTTTCTTGGAATCACCAAAAGGTGAAGACTTTGTGAATAATATGATAAAACTACATAGTTTAAATCCAAGAAGTGCGAGAGTGTTTAACTCTCAAGCTCTGACAGATTCTTATAAAAAATCTTTACCTTTGGGATTAAAAAGTAGTGGATTTCCATTTGCTGGTGTTGGTGGTCCTAATGGTGCATACACATATACTTTATATGAAAAAACATTAGGACATCCATTGTTATTCGGTATACCACAGGGTTTTGCCGGTGATCTACTTGATACACTACTTTTAATACAGAATAGTAAATTTAGATTTACAGAAGATGGGGAAGAGACATCTGGATTTTTTGGAAATGTATTTCAAGTTAAAGGATTTTTTAATCCAATAGGATTAACTGTTAAAACAAATGTAACACCTCAACAACAATCCATGGGTGACATATTGGGTGAAAATTTAGGGTATTTGTATAGTATATTAGTGACTCAAACAGGTTTTACAGGACAAACACCTGCAGGTGGTATTGGTGAGTTAGGTAATCCGAGAGGTTTAGTTTATAAAGAAGGTGCACCAATGTGGGGTGGTTTGATGAATTTCTTAGATGACTTGTGGAAACGTACAGGTGATGCTTCAGACATAAAACCAGGTAATGCTGCACCCGCACCATCATTAGATGATTATGGTTCTTATACTGGTGCTGCTGATATAACTGAAGAAAAAATGGGAGAGAAAACTTCAAATGATACATTTTCAAATTTAAAACCTGTTGACTTAAAAGCATATAGAAATTTAATTCCACCTAACGATGGAGCTATATCACCTTTGAAGAATTTTGGTAAAGCAATTAAGTATACGGATAGTATGGCAACTGGAAGTAGTATACCACAAAGTCTGGAATCACATAAATTAAGATCAAATTCAGTTTCACCAGATCACATAA